GATAATGAATTTCGGTGGCTGTTCTATCGGCGCCGTGGCGAAGCCAATTGGATCCTCAGTTCGGTTAGGCGCCGGGGGGCAGTCACCTAAATGCGACAGTTCACCCCGGCCGAAACTGAAAAGCGCATTCAGCGGGCCCAGAAGCAATTCAAGCAGTTCATGGACTGGGAAGGGAAGTTCCGCGACTCGTTTGAGCAGGACGTGCGCTTTGCCAACGGGGATTCCGACAACCGCTGGCAATGGGAAGCAGCGATGCTGACCGGCCGCGATGCCGACGGCGCGCCCTCGATGACGATCAACATGACGTTGATCCATTGCCTGCTGATCCAGAACGAGATCAAGAAGAACCCGCCTGCCATTACGGTTCGGCCCACCGGCATGGGTGCCACGTCGGATTCGGCTGAAATCTATGGCGGGCTCATCCGTGAGATCAGCCGGGCGAGCGATGCCACGAATATCTATATCAAGGCCTCGGAGAGCCTTGTGCAGGGCGGCGTTGGCTACTGGCGCGTTCTAACCGAATACGAGGACGAGGAGAGCTTCAACCAGGTTATCCGCATCAGGAGCGTCCGCAGCCCCATGGGCGTGGCGATGGACCCGGATGCCAAGGAGCCTTCAGGCGCCGATGCCAACTGGGCCATGATCTTCGAGGACGTGAAGAACGATATCCTTGAGGAGGAGTACAAGAAGGACAAGGATCAGGTTGGGGCTGGGAACGTCATCACGGGCGAGTCCAATTCGTGGATCACGGTCGACCATACCCGGGTTGCGGAATGGTATGAGCGGGAGAAGTTTCAGGATCAGCTGCTGGAGTTCTATTCGGACGAGCGGCCTGTAACGCAGTTCCTGAGCGAGATCCCGAGCGAAATGCGGCAGGCGCTGTTGAAGGACAGCCGGACGCAGAAGCGCCCGGTGACCCGTTCGAAAATCTGCTGGTACAAGATCATTGGCGACAAGATCGTGGATTACCGGGAAGTCCCGGGCAAGAAGTACATCCCGATTGTTCGTGTTGTGGGTCAGGAAACCATCATCGACGGCATTCTGGACCGCAAGGGCATGGTCCGGAACCTGAAGGACAGCCAGCGGAATATGAACTTCTGGGTGTCTGCTGGTGCCATGCAGGTTGCGCTGCAGACCATCGTTCCGTGGGTTGGGCCCGCGCAGGCATTCGAGAACATCCCGCAGTGGAAGGACGCGAACCGCAAGCGCTATTCGTACCTGCCGTTCAATCATCTGGACGATCAGGGCCAGCCCATTCCGGCTCCGACGCGCGCCCCGCCGCCGACTATGGCATCCGCCTACGTCCAAGGCATCCAGATCGCCTCGCAGCAGTTCAAGGACATCTCAGGCCAGCACGAGAACACGCAAGGGCAGGAAGACAACGCCGAGTCCGGCCGCGCCATTCTCGCGCGCAAGGCCTCTGGGGATACGGCGACCTATCATTTCCCGGACGCTCTGGCGGCAGGCGTTGCTCATACCGGCCGCATCATTCTCGACATGGCCCCGGAGGTCTACGACACCGAGCGCATGATCCGGGTTTCGAACGAGGACATGAGCCAGTCCGAAGTCAAGATCGACCCCATGGCCAAGGAAGCCCATCAGGAGATCGACAAGCCGGACGAGGAGAACACCAAGGAGGTGGTCTTCAATCCGAAGATCGGCCGTTACGAGGTGGAAGCCGAGGCCGGGCCGGATTACGCAACGCAGCGCCAGTGGGCGGTTGACGCCATGTCGCAGATCGTTGGCCAGAACAAGGAACTGTGGGCGGTCGTCGGCGATCTCTTGGTGGAGAACATGGACTTCCCGGGCGCGGCGCCGATGGCGGAACGGCTGCGCAGGACGATCAATCCGAGCATTCTGGGCGAGGGTCCAAGCCCGGATGTGCAGCAGTTGCAGCAGAAGCTGGAGGCCCAGACCAAGCTGATGGAATCCCTCATGGAGACCATCGCGGAGAAGCAGCGCCTCTTGGACAACAAGGACGAAGAGCTTACTATCAAGGCGGTGGATTCCGAAACCAAGCGCATCAAGGAACTGGGCAACGCGGAGGCGAACTTCGCAGCTGCAGGGCTTGGCGGAAACATCCGCGCGCTCATGGCGGAAACGACCGGAGATGCTTTGGAGGAGCCGGACTTCCATCAGGAGGAAGCCGAGCAAATGCCAGAGGCGCCGGTTGACCCGATGGCAGCGCCGGCTGAGCCCGCAATGCCGGAGATGGTGCAGTGAGCATCCTTTGTCAGTTTTTTGGCCACGGGTGGGAAAACGACGGCTGGTGGAAGATTGAGGACGGCTGGCGTAGGCATCGAACTTGCCGGCGCTGCAAATGCCAAGAAACTTGGACAACCAATCTGGAAGGCGAACCGCTAGATTTGGTGGGCGAAAAACAATGTCCACCATCGATCTAATCCGCGCAGTAACGCCCTCCATCCTCCGCGCCCCATGGTGCGGTAAGGCCGACGCGCTGAGCGTGCTTGTTGAGAAGAATGATCTGACCAAGGCGGCTGCAAGCCTGGATCAGCACGCCGAATTGCGCAGCGTTACCGTGGTGGAAGTCTGCCGGGTTACGCGCGGGAACTATGAGGCGGTTTACGCAAGAGGAGAGGCGAAGTGATTACAGGGAAGCCAGCGAAAGCTGTCGCGACGCTCATCCTCGGCAAACCAATGGGAGAGCTTGTCGGCGCGTTTAGTGTGAGGCCACCAACGGATACCGAGAAGGAGCAATGGGCGTGCGGCGGACTGACGGTAGGCGATGTTTGGACCTTTGAGATGGAGGGCGCTCCGCCCGAGCCGCGCCAGTTTGTGGTTTCGTGGAAATGACGCTCAGCCCTCGCGCCAGAGAAGCCCTCTCGCTCGCGTTTTATAGCGGGATAATGCTGCTGATAGCCTGCGCCATTTCGGTGGCGGTGCTTCTAGATTTACTCGTGGAATGGTAACATAAATGACCTGCCAACTCATCCGTATGCAGGCGAAGGAAATCGCCGGGCTGTTCTATGACCAAGCCTCGCGCACCGATTTGTTTCGGCTCGAATGGCCCGATGAAAAGGCCTACGTCGCCGCGAGCTGGCCGCATTTCGTGGCGGAAGCCAAGGGTGCGCTGGCAGCATTGCTGAACGACCATTCAGTGTCCGACAAGGACAAGATGGAAATCACGCAAGCGCTGATTGAGGACTTCGAAGCATCGCAGAAGCCGAGCGCACGAACCGTGCTTCAGGCCGATCTGCAGCCCCGGGAGCGGGAAGACATCAAGCGCACCGCGGACTCTGGGCATTTGATGAGGGCGGCAGGATGACGGACATCGCCTTTGCGATAATCGCCGGGTTATTTAACCCACTCAACGGCTTTGTCGAAAGCAAGGACGAGAAGAGGGCTCGAATAAGGGCCGCCTACGCACAAATGAGCGCCGATGGGATGGCGTTCTATCCCGGCAAACTGACGCCGCCGCTCCTCACGATCGAGGAATGGCGGGAGCGCGAACTGCAGCGCATCGGAGATGACTGATGGCCAAGAAATCCACCAACCGACTGATGGGCAACGCCGTCAATGCAATATCAGGCCCTAGCGCGGCTCAGGAGCGTCGCTGGCGCGCTGAGGAAGACATCCGCACCTTGACCCGCGCGGCTGAGATCAAGGCAGACAGCGCCCGCCTGAACGCGGCCAAGGCCCTTGCGACGAAACAAGTCAACGACCTCAAGAAGGCATGCAAATGAGAAACAGGTTTCTAGGCGGCATTAGCTTCCTCCCGCTGTTCGCAGCCGAGAACGGCAGCGGCACGCAAGCTGAACTCGCCCTTGACCCCGCCAAGATCGCCGCCCATGGCGACCCCGAGTTTGCCGACCCGCCGGCAGCTGCTGTAGAGGACGACAACGACCCCAACGATGTCTCAGGCGTAGGCGAAGAAGATGAAGCCGAGCAGCCCGCCGCAAAGGAACCCGTCGCCGAGGACAAACCCGCCGCGCCCGCGAAGGCCGCCGCCGAGGAAGAGGACGACGAGCCCCAAACCCCGGAAGAACTGAAAGAAGCCCTTGCGCAGGCCAAGCGGGCCGTCAAAGCACTGTCTGGTCGCCTGTCGACCACGGCAGCGGAAAAGCGCAGGCTCAATGAGCAGCTGGCCGCGACCATCAAGCCGGTTGAACCGGTAGCCGAGGGTGAACAGCCCGCCGCTCCGGAACGTGCCGACTTCGCCAATAAAGCGGAGTTTGACGCCGCCGTTCGCGCCGAGGCCGCCCGTCAAAAAGCCGTCGACGCCTTCAACGATCGCTGCAACAGCGTAGAAGACAACGGCGCCAAGACATTCGGCAAGAAGTGGGTGGACGCCAAAGCCAACCTAGCCATTCTGGACGATCAGGGCCGCATCCCGTTTGATCTGCTGACCTGTGCGCTGGAAACCGACAACCCGGCGAACGTCCTGTTTCAGCTTGGCCAGAACCTGGATCGAGCAACCGAACTCCTCGCCATGACACCGCTGAAAAGGGCAATTGCCATGGCCAAGATGGCTGATCCGCCGAAGGTTGTTGAACGCCAGCAGTCCAAGGCCCCGCCTCCGGTTGAGCCGATTGGTGGCCGTGGCGGTGGTGATGACCGTCCGTCCGACCGTGACTCCGATGAGGAGTGGAACCGGAAGGAAGCCGCGCGTGAGGCCAAGGTTGCGGCGGCGAAAGCGGCGCGGGGATACTGATCATGATTATCGCGGCATATGGCGAAAGCTGGCTTCTGATGGACCTTGCTTGGTTCGAATCATGCCGGGGGCCGCAGTACTGCCGCCGATACTACCAGCAGGAAACGCTGGGACTGTAGTGCGAGATGTCTCGAAGCAAACGAAACATCCAGAAATATCCCCGTGAGTATTGGTCTCGTCGCGCCCATGGAAAGGGTGCGTGGGATCTATCGTGGGGAAAAATTGGCAAGTGGATTACCCATAGGGTTGAACACGCAGCCAAACGACGCCTCGAAAAGAAGATCTTGAAGGGCGTTATCGACTAAAACCAAAGCCCTCGCTCGCGGCTTAAAGCGACGCACTACCGCTTGAACTATCCGGCCTCAGGCACCGGCCCTCGCAAGGGTTACCACGTTCCGCCCGCCAAAACCTCTCGCTCGGGCTGAGAGGAAAGCAACCCATCCCTTTCACGTTCCGCACGCTTTGAGGGCGATTGCGGACACATGCCCCGAGGCAAAATACAATGGCTAACTCCCTTCTCACGCGGCTGGAAATCACCCGCAAAGCTACCCGCCTGTTCACCAACTCCAATATGTTCATCAAGAACATCGACCGTCAGTATGACAACCAGTTCGCGGTCGAAGGCGCCAAGATCGGCGCCACGCTGAAAGTCCGTCTGCCCAACGACTACACCGTGACCGACGGTCCCGGCCTGTCCGTGCAGGACACCTCGGAGCAGCAGACCACGCTGACCGTGGCGACCCAGCGCCATATCGACACCGGCTTCACCACCGCAGAGCGCGCCCTTTCGCTGGACGACTTCGCCGAGCGGATCCTGAAGCCCAAGCTGAACAACCTTGCCGGCAACGTGGCGCAGACCGTCATGACGTCGATCGGTGAAGCGGCTTGCAACGCCCGCGCCAACTTCAACGGCACCACGATCATCTCGCCGACCCAGCAGCAGTTTCTGGAAGCCGGCGCGATCCTGGACGACAACGGCGCCCCGCTGATGGGCACCATGGGCGAGCGCAAGATCGTCAACGACCCGTGGACCGATGCCCGCACGGCCTCCTCGCTCAGCGGCCAGTTCAACCCGGCAACTGAGATCAGCCGTCAGTACATGTACGGCAACATGAAGAACGCGCTCGGCTTCGGCTGGATGCGGGATCAGACCGTCATCAAGCACACGGCGGGCTCGTTCACGGCCGGCACGGTGTTTGGTGCGGATCAGACCGGCACCAACCTCGTTACGAACGCCATCACCGGAACGCTGCGCCTTGGTGACGTCATCACCATCTCCGGCGTGATCGCGGTCAACTACACGACCAAGGTCTCCACCGGCATGTCGCGCCAGTTCGTGGTTACTGCCAACGTTCTCACCAACGCGCAGGCAATCCCGATCTTCCCGGCGATCGTGCCGCTGGATGCCAACGGCAATCAGGTCCAGTACCAGACCGTCGTTGCGTCCCCGATCGATGGCGCGACCATCTCGCTCTACACCGCGCCCGACGTGACCTACCGCAAGTCGCTGGCCTACGCGCCGGAAGCCGTGACGCTGGTTACCGCCGACCTCTACATGCCCACCAAGGGCGTGATCGAGTACGCGCGGGCCCAGCATGACGGCATCTCGCTCCGTTCGCTGGCGGTCTACATGGCCGGCACGGATCAGGCGGTCGACCGTCTCGACGTGCTGTTCGGATGGCTCGCCATCCGGCCCCAGTGGATGGTGGGGGTCTATGACGCTATTTAAGCGTTTGAAATAGCTCACAATTTTAGCAACCGGGGCCGTGGGGAAATCCTCACGGTCCCAAACATGAAGGAAGAAGAATGGCCCGCTCCCCTATCCCGATGACCATGCAGGAATGGCCCGAATACGAATACAAGCCCTTCCCGAAACAGGTCGGACTTGACGCCGACGGCAACCAGATCATCGCCCACAAGGAAGACGAGATCGAAGGGCTTCAGGCGCTGGTCGTCTATCCGAAGAAACTCGGCAAGGACAAGAACGGCAAGGCCCTGATTGCCCAGCATCCCTCGCAGGAAGTCTGGATGACCAAGCTGGTCGTCAAGGACGTTGAAGAGCCGAAGCTTGCGGACGCCAAGCCCTCTCACGCAAAAAACAAGGCGGCGTAAATGGCTGCACTCACCGGCACGGACATCATAACTGACGCGCTGGTGAATGCTGGCATCTGCGGCGTCGGTAATCCACCCGATGCGGACCAGACCAGCCGAGGACTTCGGCTGCTCAACAACATGCTGGCGCTTTGGTCTGCCAAGCGCTGGCTGGATTACGCCCTGCTGGATTTCTCCATCGTCTCGACGGGACAGCAGAGCTACACCATCGGGCCCGGGGGTGATATCGAAGTGGCGTCACGTCCTGACCGGATCGAGGCGGCTTACGTGCGCATCTCGAATGCCGGCGGGCTTCCGGTGGATTACCCGCTTGATCAGGTACTGTCCCGGGAGGATTACAGCCGCGTTCCCCTGAAAACGCTGCGGTCATTCCCCGAGGCTTATTTCTATGACTCCAACTACCCGCTGGGCCGCATCTATCCGCTCCCGGTGGCGCAGGCCACGATTTACGAGCTGCACGTCCTGACACGGGTTATTCTCCCGGTTCTGTCTGCCCCTGCTACGCAAATCATCCTGCCGCCGCAGTACAACGACGCCATGACGTGGAATCTCGCCCGCCGGGCCCGCGCTGCATGGCGGTTGCCGATGGACAAGGAGATCAATGCACTGGCTCAAGACGGCCTGAATTGCATCCGGTCCAACAACGTCCAGGTGCCGACGATGCAGCTGCCGGCGGGTCTTGCCGGTGGGTTCGGAAACTACAACCCATATTCCGACACCATGTACACGGTGAACCGCTGATATGGCCCGCATTGCGCTTACCAGCGGATCCTATCAGACCCGCTCGCTGATCGCCAATGCGCAGCGTTCGGTCAACCTGTTTCTGGAGGCGAATCCAGAGAACTCACAGGCGCCGTTTCCGTTCACGCTGTATCCTCGGCCGGGGCTTCGAGAGCTTGTGTCACCTGCGGCCCCATCCATCGGGCGCGGGCTCTATCAGGACAGCCGCGGCAGCCTGTATTGCGTGATCGGGACTGCGGTTTACTACGTCGACCCGAACTTTACCTTGATCCAGCTCGGGAGCATCGCGCCTGGAACGTCCATCTGCTCCATGGCGGACAACGGCATCACCATTCTGTTGGTGGACGGGACCACTGCAGGTTACACCATCGACGTTCTATCCAAGGCGATGGCGCCGATATCTGACCCGGCTTTTTACGGCGCGGATCATGTCGACTACATCAGGACGGTGTTTGCGCTCAACCGTCCCGACACGAAACAGTTCTACATCTCGGGGTCCAACGCGGTTACATGGGATGCGCTGGATTTCGGCGAGAAGACGTCATCCTCCGATCCATTGCTGGCCGCGATAGCGCTTAATGACCAACTCTGGCTGTTGGGAACGAGAAAGGGCGAAGTCTGGTACTGGTCCGGAGACGCGCTGTTTCCGTTCCAGCAATTGCCCAACGTCATCATTGAGCACGGTTGCGCCGCGAAATACTCTCCGGCCGGAAGCGACAAGTTCATTTTCTACCTGACACAGGATGACGAGGGAAAGCCTTGGATTGCCCGTGGCGGCACGGATTATTCGGTGACGCGGGTTTCCACCTACCCAATAGAAAACGCCATTCGCGGCTATGTGAAGTGGTCGGATGCCGTCGGCTATTGCTATCAGGTGCTTGGCCACACGTTCTACCAGATCGATTTTCCCGCGGCGGATAAATCCTGGGTGCTGGATCTCAGCAACGATCAATGGGCGGAATACGCCTCGATTGACGTCAACGGCAAGCTGCACCGGTTGAAGGGCTTTCTCAGCGCCTACGCCTACAACACCAACGTCATGCAGGACTGGCAGACCGGTACGCTCTACGCGATCGATCCGGATTATTACACCGACAACACGGTGCCAATCGTTTGCATCCGGAGCTTTCCGCACCTCGGAAACGACGGCAACATGGTGAGTTACCCCGGCTTCATGGCGGACATGGACACCGGAAACGTCCAGAACGTCTTTTCCGATCAGGACACGGAAGTCAGGCCATGGAGCACCGGGTTTGATTCCGGCTTTGGGCCGTTCATCGTCCAGCAAGTGCCGATGGTTTCGATGCGGGTCAGCCTTAACAGGGGAAACACGTTCGGCAACGCGCGGCTGAAATCGCTCGGGGCAACTGGTCAATTCAACCGGATCATGAAGTGGGATAGCTGCGGCATGGCCCGCGATGTCGTGTTTGAACTCAGCTGGGCGAACGACTGCAAGACGGCGCTTAACGGGGCTTATCTCAGTCCACTTCCGGAGTCGGCTGAAACATGACGGCTACACCGACCTTTGGCCAGCCGGACCCTGGGGTTGCCTTCCTCAATAAGGAAGGTCGCTTGGCGGACATCTGGTATCGCTATCTCGTCAGGCTTGGCCAACTCACAGCCGAACGCCAAATCGCACCGGTAGCCGTCTCTGCCTCGCCGTTCACCTATCAGGCGACAACGATTGGAGACTTGCTGGTGAGGGGCGGGACGGTAAGCGCGGTGACGCTGGTCCGCGGCAATGACTCTGTGTCGTGTCCGACGTCCGGCTTTGTGCCGATGGCGGCGAATGATTCCGTGATTGTCACCTATTCGGTTCTGCCGACGGTGACGTTTGTTCCGAGGGCGAGGGCGTGACGGAAGGCAACCAAATCACTTTCACCGCCGCATTCGACCGCTGGTTCAAGGGCAACCAAAGCGCGATGCGGTTCTGTGCCGATATGGTCGACGTCTCCCACGTCTGGGATGATCTGGTCGATTGCGACAAGCCAGTATCGGCAGCCAAAGCCGATGCGACGTTCCGGAAGATGATGCTGGAAATCCCGGCGAATGCCTTCTACCGGGCGAATTTTGAATTCCTGCATCCAGTCATGGTGACGGTCTGGGCGCAGTGGGATGCCGCGAACAAGATGGAAGCGCATCCGATCAAGAACGATTTTGTTAAGGCCTACATGCTTCGTGCCTCGCTCTATCAACTATTTCATGCCTGCGCCGTGCTGTGTGGCGGGCTCGATTGGGCGGCCGAAGTAGGGCCGGAAGTCTATCGCCTCTATGGCGAGGAAGTGGAGACGTTCAATGCCTGATCCGATTTCGGGTGTTATGGCCGGAGCCTCTGCGCTCTCGGGTGTTTCAAACATCTTTGGCGCTCAGTCGGCCGCCGATGCGCAGCGGGAAGCCGCGGCCACTGCATCGCGTGCGACGCTGGAGCAGCAGCAAAAGGGGCTGGCGGCCCAGCGCGAATATTTTGATATGGGGGCGAACGCACTGAAGCCGCTCGCTGAGCAAGGCGGCCAAGTCTACAAGGATTTGGTTGCGCGATTGCCTGACCTTACTGCACCGATCAATATGGATCAGGCCACGCTTGAAGCCACCCCGGGCTATAAGTTCAACCTGAGCCAAGGCATTCGCGGCGTCGACCTGTCATCGATCTCGCGCGGGCTCTCCGGCGCGCAGGCCAAGGCTGCAGCGACCTATGCAACAGGTCTGGCCGACAGCACCTATCAAAACCAGTTCAACAACGCCAACACCAACAAGACGAATGCCTTTAACCGCCTCCTGCAAACAGCCGCTGTTGGCACGGACGCCTCAAAATATTTGGCGAGCAACGCCACTTCAGCAGGCAACGCGGCGCTAGGCAACAGCCAATCCGTCGGGGGCACCTTGAGCAGCAACGCCATCGGGGCAGGCAACGCCACGGCCGCGGCTGACATCGCCACGGGCCGGAACGTCGGCAACATCTTCAGCGGCGCGGCCGGTGCTTACGCATCCTCGCCAAGCGCCAATCCATTCGGGAATTACAGTTCGTCGGGCATGTACGGCCCCGTTCGTAACTACAATTCCGGCAATCCCATTTACTGATCGGGCAAAGCAATGGCTGAAGTCGATACCTCATTTTACAAAGATGCCCAGTCCGAATCCCCGCTGGATATGGCGGGAAAGGTCGTCGACTATCGCAACAAACTGCTTGGCAACCAGCGCCAGCATA